GCTGTCGTTGCTGTAGGTCCCTCTATTGCACGTGAGGACGAAAGTCGCTTGCGTGGTAGAGCCAACTATGAGTTGCGAGCGTCCCTCAAGCGTAAACTTGATGCTCGCAAATCACAGGAGTTGGAGGCATATCTCAAACATGTGGGATGTGTCAAATCCAAGATGGAGTCGCTGAGTGCGATGAAGCATTTGGACACGCGTCGGATGAGATACTTGGCTGTGAAAGCCACTGCAGATGCTGGGCGAACAAGATTGTTCAAGCCCGCTGCAGATTGGATCAACAAGTATGATTTCTCATTCCTTGACCTGCATCAGTTATTGGTGTCGGGTGAGACAACGCGCCATATGTCGAGTCGGTTCTCAGAGATGACATTTTGGAAGGATGTGAATCGGTTGTCTAGTACTGTAATAGAAGCTGTTCTCATCGCAAACATTGGAGCTGTCTTTGTTGACAGTCAGGAGGCTTTCGCCAAGTGTATACGGCGATCCCTGACAAAGTCAAAGACAAACTTGGATCAGTGTAAGCGGTTGAATATCTATCAGGTACTGGATCGATGGATTCACAGTGATGTGTCTGGACATGATCGACATGTCGCACGACAGAGGAAGTTCGAAGAACAAGCGATGTTTGGAAAAGGAATAATTTCAGATAAGATCTTCAACCCAATCAAAGACGAATTGAACGCAGCGAATGAGACATTCGCCTCTTTGCGTGATCGTCTATTTGGCGAGTTGGACAATCTGAAGGAATTTACATCGCAGATGTACGCTTCGACGACGGATGCTGTAAACACAGCGTTAAGTAGCTCAGTTGATTTGGTCACTGAGTTTGTCACCCATCTTGCGATTTGTCTGCGACAACTCTACACAGCACCCACCGTACTAGATCAGCTGTTAGCAGTTTACTCATTCGGATCTCGTTTCACCACCTGTGGCGCAATAGCCCGGGCTATCTGGAAATACCTGATAGCATTAGTGCAATTAATAAATAATTGGCGGAACGAAAGAAGGAGAGAGAAGTTTGCGGAGAGATGGGCAGCAGCCCAGAATGACACGATTGAGTGGTATTCGGATGGTGCGGACGTCGGATCTGAGGATCATGTCCTTGAGGAACAGGGTTTGGATTTCTTCTCCAACGTCACCATGAAAGGAATTTTGGAAGTGACCAGCAATGAAGAGTTCAACAAACTTCTGAACTTCACCGGAAAAACTACGAATACAGCCAACAGCGTGATACGCTTTGTTGAGAGCTTATATAAGTTCGTGGTCTATCTGGCAGATAAGTTCCAGGGAACAGACCCGAGAAAGGTGTTCGAAGAGCGCTATCCGGAAGTCTCAGCCTGGGCTAATGATGTCCAAGATATCATCGAGGCCGGTGGTATCCCCGAACTGGCAAAGAGTGTGTCGCTATCATTGCGAGCAGTTGGTCTGCATAATAAGGGAGTAGCCTTATCGAAGGACTTTCATCTATCCCAGCCAACTCCTCCCCCATATGCGATTCGAGTGTTCAATATGCTTCTTAGTGAGGCAAAGTCAATCTCACTCGCCGCTGCTACTGCCTCTCAGGGTGCGCGTGTGCCCCCAGTTGTTATCTGGTTAGAAGGTGATCCTGGTACTGGGAAAACGAATTGTGTGCAAGCCATCGTGAAAGCGCTGTGCAAGGAATTGAATATTCCAGATTCGAGTTCTCAAGTGTTCCAGAAACCATCTACAAGTCAATACTGGAATGGGTACTGCAATCAACTCGCTATGCTGATTGACGATTTCGCACAATCCACAGGAACTGAAGATAGACGCACCCAAGCCATGGATGTCCTGTTTGCCGCGTCAACGAATCCTTATATCCTGGATATGGCAAATGTGGAAGGGAAAGGTAACTATGCATTCACTTCACGTCTCCTCTTCTTGACGACGAATCTCAATTCAGGGGCCTTTGGCTCTCTCGGTTTGACGAGTCCCCAGGCGATTGAACGCCGGGTTGATCTCCGAGCCGAGGTTGCAGCCAGGTATGAGTTTGCTATGACAGATGATCAAGGCTACCATACCAAACGAGTTGACCCTGCAAAGATCTCTGCGAAACTTGGACGACCTACCGCATACAATGCTCATGCTATCGAGTACTTCGTTCTCCGTGGTGACCAAACGCTTGCCAATGCAAACAAAGAGCGTGTCACTCAGTCATTCACTGACTTTGTGAAGGTCATCAAGGAGGAGATGGAATTGAAGCAGAAGTATTTTGCTGCCGCCATCGCCGCCTCAGCTTTCTTGCCTCTACAACCGGAAGATCAAACTTTCTTGACGCCTGAAGAGTTGAAGGATGTTGCTGCTATGAATCTCAGTCCAGAGTACTGTGCTGCCGTGGAATTTGCTATCAATGATGATGTGTTAACACCTCTTGATGGTACTCCGGTCGTGCCAGACTCTGTGGAGCATAGTATGCTGCAACGTTTCAGCTTGATTAAGGCATTCAATAAGTGTGCTGACCATGTCGACTTCCATGAATATCAAGAGAAGGTCAATACGACAGGGCAGTGGATCGATCGGATGTATGACTCTGTAGCAGAATGGGTCTCGAACAACAAACCAACCGTTGTCGCCGCTTCTATTGCTCTGACGTGTATGATTACGCCTCTCGTTGCCTCCTACATGAAATCAAAACCTGTGAGGCGCCGCGAGAAGGTGTGGTCGTGCAACGGACAAAGTGTCTTTGGTGACAACATTGTGTGTGAATCCGGCGAGACAGTCTCAATTGGACACCGCTGTGCTAGGACGCGAATGGCTCGTTCGAAGGTTCCAACCTCCGAGTCAAATGAGACGCGCTCTATTGGTGCACGTGGTGCGAGAAAACCAATGAGACTTGTCCAAGTCCCCGTTGTTGCCGAATCTGGTGAGACGAAATCCCTTGGTGTGAGAGCGAAGCGTTTACCCGCAGCCACCCAAGAGTGCAATGAACTCCCAGAGCCCGTGCGTTTCAACTTGGAGCCCGAGCCAGATCAGCTAGTGTTGGTCGAGCAAGATACCCCGGATAATGCCGCTACAATTCTTATCGAGAAGCGCATTATACAACATATGTATCTAATCAATTGCTACGATTCAACTGGAGCCTTCATCACAGCCTCTCACGCATTTGCATTGTTCGGACGTGTGTTCTGGATCCCCTACCACTTATCGTTGACGAGAGATCGTTGGCACACTATTCGGTTGGTGGGTGTGAAGGTGCACACATTGCCCGTGAATACGTTTGAGATTGTCGCCGAGGATCCCACGCTCGATGCTTGCATCATCGAATTCAACAAAACGTCTGGGATGAATCTTCATCAAGATGTGCGGAAACATTTTATTCAATCCGCCGATCTCAGTCGTGACTTGTCTGAAGCAATGCTAGTATCAAAGCGTCTCTTGGGAGACAGACCTGTACCAAGCCTGCAGTATTTCACCAACCTAACACCTCAAACGATGGCTGGTGAGATACTTGCGAGTGGCAAACCCATGCAGGTACTCCAATCCTATTCATATCCGAACGCGATGACTGCGAAAGGTGATTGTGGATCCCCCCTGATAGTGATGAATCGTTTCATTGCAGGCAAGATCCTTGGCTTTCATTATGCTGGATTCCGTGGAGAGAGAGGTGGTATAGCCACCGCTGTGACATTTGAGGATGTGATGTTCCTGACGCAAGATTGCGTCGAACCTATCCGGAAAATTGAACCAGTGGCGAAACCTGTCCTCGATCTTCAAGTCTATGAAGCATTGGGCTGTCAAGTGTTAGGGAATGTTGAGAAGCAAATGGGTGTCTATGATGTTGGTAAGTCCAATATCAAGAAATCTGCCCTCTATGAGTGCTTTGGTCCCTCAGCTACCATGCCTGCTATGTTGCGTGATAACGGATCTATCAGTCCGATGCAGCTAGCACAAGCGAAGAATCTTGGTCCAACGTATTCAATTGATGTTGATGTTCTGGATAAGATTGCGAATTATGTCACCTTCCAGCTTATAGGGTTGAAGAAGAACCGCAAGTTGCGAGTTCTCACCCAAGATGAAGCATTGAATGGAGTGGTGGATGATCCGTATATTGATCCAATGAATACTAAGACATCGGCTGGATATCCTTACAAAGTCCTCAAGTCTGGTGGAAAATCCTCCTGGATGAGCTTTGATGAAAACAACCGCGTCACGTCGCTTTCCGCTGAATTACAGCGCGACGTTGATGAACGCATTTCTCAAGCACGCCAAGGTGTGGTGGTTCCTACGATTTGGGTCGACACACTCAAGGATGAGCGAAGACCAATCGAGAAGGTGAAGGCCGGAAAGACACGACTCTTCATGAATGGACCCGTCGACTATACCATTGTCTTCAGAGAGTTCTTTGGAGATTTCATCAGCTTTATCATGCATAACCACTTGGCATTTGAGTGTGCC